ACCGCGTTCATTGGATGGCAGTGATGATCTAAGCAATTTAGTTGAATTGACTTATCGTGAACATTTCCTTGCACTTGGATCGCGCTACGCAATCTTCTTTGAATAAGGGGAGATATAAACATTGAAACAACAGCGCGCACCTAAGCCTGATATGGTCAAGCAGTGGCATAAGCGCTTGGCCAGGATAACTGGCATGATTTCATTGAATATCGAGCATCGGCATTTGAATCGTGGCGAGTTGATTGAGTGGGCCAATGAGTTGGCTGATGTTGCTGATGAGATGCGGGTGCTGGCCAGCAAGTGATGATGTAGCAGCACGAACCGACGTGCTTCAAACTGTAGGGACGACTGTAAGCGTCCGCTACATGCAACAGCGACGGCGTGACGCATGAGCAAGTATGCAGCACAACGCAAGCATCAGCACCTATACGCCAAGCAGCGATGGCGTAACATGTCGGCGCAACAATTACGACGAGAGCCTATGTGCTGTATGTGCCGTGAGCACGGTGTAGTGCAAGAGGCGAACGTTGCTGATCATGTCATACCTCATCATGGTGACGAGCAGTTGTTCTGGTTCGGTAGGCTGCAATCACTTTGCCATGCGCATCACAATAGCAGCAAGCGGCAGCTTGAGAACAAGGGATATGTGAATGACATCGGTGTCGATGGTTGGCCAGTCGATCGGGGGCATCCAGCTTGTCGTGAGCAGTGAAGGGACGGGGGGCGGATCGGATATTTCGACCTCCCCTCCCCAAACGGAGCGCCGCCTAGCTGAAACTCGCTACCCTGTATGAACGGCGATAGGCTTGTAATAAATTCAAACGAAATCTAAAAGGATAGTTTTGTTTTGCCAAGAAAGTCTATGGAAGATTTGTTGATTAAGGACGTTGGTCTAGCGGCTGGCCTTACCCGGCCGGAGCCTCCGTATGATCTTGACGATGAGGAGGCTATCGAATGGCGTCGTATCGTCAACAGTATGCCAGCCGATCATTTCATTCCGGCTAATCATCACATTCTTATTTCACTTTGTCAGCACATCGTTGAAGAACGCAGAGCGCACGGGTTGATGAAGGCGTACTGCAGGAAGAAAGATCGTGCTGATGTTCACATATACCTAGAACTCAGGAAGGCGAAGGAAGCCGAGTCTGCTATTGTCAGGAAACTTTCAACATCTTGTCGAATAACTCATCAATCAACACACAACAAGACTGCTGTTGATCTTAAGCGCGCATCTGCTCGCATGGTTGATATGTCTGAAGAGGAATCATGGGGTGGTCATCGAAAGAAGTAGAGGGAGATGCTGGCGTCGCTATTAGATGGATCGAGAGTCGCTGCTTGATTCCTGAAGGCACAGATGTAGGCAAACCGGTCAGGCTTCGTCAATGGCAGTGCGATTTGCTGATCAAGATATACAACAACAAGAAGGCGATCACGCGCCGCGCCATCTTGAGCTTTGGACGCAAGAACGCCAAGACCACGTTTGCCGCTTTCTTGTTGCTGTTGCATCTGGCCGGACCGCCGGCAAAGAAGAACAGTCAGCTATTCAGCGCAGCGCAATCGCGCGATCAGGCGGCTTTGATCTTCAGCTTGGCTGCCAAGATAGTTCGGATGTCGCCCAAGCTGGTAAACCTTATTATCATTCGCGACACCGCCAAGCAATTGGCATGCCCGACCAAAGGAACGTTATATCGTGCGCTATCGGCCGAGGTAACCACGGCATTCGGTCTCAGCCCGGCTTTTATCGTTCACGATGAGCTGGGCCAGGTGCGTGGTCCGCGCAGCGAGCTTTATGAGGCGCTGGAAACCGCAACCGGCGCGCAAGAAGATCCATTGTCGATTATCATATCGACCCAGGCTCCTACCGATGGCGATTTGCTGTCGATCTTGATTGATGATGCGTTGACCGGCACCGATCCCGCAACCGTGGTGCAGCTGTATACGGCACCGATTGATGACGATCCATTCGATCGTAAGACCATCGCCAAGGCTAATCCGGCACTGGGTGATTTCCTTAACGAGAAGGAAGTCATGGCGATGGCAGAAAGCGCGAGGCGCATGCCGTCGCGTGAGGCGCAGTATCGCAACCTGATTTTGAACCAGCGGGTTGAAAGCAGTAATCCGTTTGTGTCTCGAAGCGTTTGGCAAACTTGTGGTGCCGAAGCCAAGGATGTCAGAAACATTCCGGTCTATGCCGGGCTTGATTTGTCATCGGTTAACGATCTAACGGCTTATGTCAAGATTGGGCTTGTCGATCTTGTATGGCAGGTACACCCGACATTCTGGTTGCCGTCCGAGGGGTTGCGTGAGAAGTCTAGGCTCGATCATGTGCCGTATGATATGTGGGCCGAGAAGGGTTTTTTGCAGACCACGCCGGGCAATACGGTATCTTACGAATACGTGGCATATTTCTTGAAGCAGCAGTTCGACCAATACAATATCGTCAAATTGGGGTTCGATCGCTGGAACATGAAACATCTCAAGCCGTGGCTGGAGAAGGCGGGTTTCAGTACGCAGTTTATCGAGGAGCGATTTGTCGAGTTCGGTCAAGGTACCCAGTCGATGTCGCCTGCATTGCGTGATTTGGAGGCGGCGATCTTGAGTAAGACGATCGCCCATGGCAATCATCCTGTATTGGCCATGTGCGCAGCTTGTGCAGTGGTCGAAGGCAAGGATGACGCCAATCGCAAGCTATCGAAGAACAAGTCGACAGGTCGGATAGATGGAATGGTTGCTTTGGCGATGGCATCGGCGATGGCGTCGCAGATGAAGCCGGTAGATATTTCCAGCATGATTGGCTGAGCAGGGAGAAAACCGATGACTTGGTATCCGACAGTTATTTTCTACATGGGTTTGTTCGACGGTGGTCTTGTCATGATCGGCGGTGCCGTGGTCGCTGTCATGTTTATCTTCAAGATCAAAACCGATGATTTGCTGGAGCGGGCAGGTCCCGCAGTCGGGGTCTTGATCGGATCGAATATTGCGGCCGCGATCATTCTTGGTGCTACCAAATGGTTGATTGGCAGTTGATTGGGTTGGAGGTGTTGTGATGACGTCACTTGTCTATGATTACAAATCGATAGCCGCTCGTATGAAAGGTGAGCTGGCTCCGCGTCCGAGCCAGCTTGCCTACGATCGCGGTTTTACACGTGATTTTATTATTAAGACCATGCACGAACAATTGCCCAATCGCTGTCTTGAGTGTGGGTCATGTGGTGTGCAGCAGTATTGTGCGAACGCCCGATGTCCGTGGCAGACCTACTAGGAGAGATCGATGATCGGTGAAGACGAACCCATGCTGCAGTTCTTTGCCTATGCGCATTTGCGCGAGGATTTGCAACAAACGAGCGCAATGTTTAGTGATGTTGCAAAGTGGATGGTTGACGCCCTGCCCAGCAATCCCGAGCGCACCATGGCGCTTCGCAAGTTGATGGAAGCAAAAGATTGCGCGGTCCGTGCCTCGATCTATAAACCATGATTACAGCAGCATTTGTTCTGGTTCTCATCTGTCTCGGTGCCCTGCTGTGGGAAGACGGTAGCACAGCGCTGCTTTGTGGGGCCACTGCTGCCGTTTTACTTTCCGCGAGGTTTCTGCCATGACTGATTATTATCAGAAGGCTCCATTTCCGTTACTGCTTCAGAAGCTCGTCAATGAATGTCGGTATCGGCCGGGCTGGATGATGCGATTGGCGACGATCGATCGTGGTCAGGGTTCTGAAGGTCTGACCCTGATTATCACAACGATGGGTTACGATACTTACAAACCCAATGATGGTCAGCATTATCGCGTCAATCATTTCATGCCGGTGCCGCCTGCTGCCTATGACGAGCGTTCGTGGCGGCGTTGGTTGTTTGAACAGTTCTTGCTGGTCGAGCGACATGAGTGCATGGAATTCTTCATGATTGACGGCAAACGTCCTTATGCACCGCACCACGGTCCAGGTAACGATCCTTATAATATTCATGAACATGGTACTGAAAGGGAAGTAAGAACGATGTTCACTGGCGAGGTTTTAAAACCTAGAGCTGGAGAAAAGAACGATGGTTTTTGATGGCAGCCTGAGAGGAATAGCACACCCTAAATGGAAGGGTGACGATGTTGGCTATATGGCGCTTCATACATGGATGCGATCAAATTACCCCAAGATTGGTCGCTGTGAACGTTGTGGAAGCAAAAAGAAACGTACATACTATGCTAGTAAGAGTCACGCGCGATATACGCGCGATCGCGAAGATTGGTTAGAATTATGTGCGAAGTGTCACGCTAAATACGATGAAAAATCTGCAAAATTTATAGGTAGAATATTTAGCACAGAGACAAAAGCGAAGATGTCAACTTCTGCAAAAAAGAGGTGTAGTACTCCGGCGGCAAGAAAACGGATGAAGATAGCTAGCCACAAAGGTCGTAAAAAACGAGATGCTGCAACTCGACAATCGCATAAAGACAATCCACGTTTGCACGACAAGTTTGGAAAATTTACTAGTCGTGCGGTATCTGATCAGCTGGCATTGTCGAAATGACTGTCCGTAACCAGAACGTCAAGATCTATCGTGCCAACAGTGCAGTGTTGTCGGTGGCTGTGACACAGGCTGATGGCACTGCATATGATCCGACGCTCGGTGCGCAATTCAGATACCGGATGGCTTTGACCTCGCATGCTGATGATAGTGAGGCGCTGGTGCAAAAATCTGTCGGTGCTGGTATTGCGTCGATTACGGGTGGTGTGGCGATTACGCTCAATCCGGAAGATACCGATTTCGATCCCGGAGTTTACTATCACGAGTTGCAGGTGATCGACGGTGTCGATAAGTCGACCGCGATGACTGGAGCGTTCGTGATCAAGAGGGCAGTGCGGATGGGAGACACCATTCACACGTTGCAGGGTAATCTCGTGATCGACCGCAAGCTACCAACGAGGACGCCATAAATATATTTTAACCAGGAGGAAGAGAAAATGAGATATCTGATAATCTTGATTATATTCATGAGCACGGTAGCCTTTGCCGATCCAGGGCGCCCGCCTTACCCAGACTACACCGGGCCTGTGAAGTACCCACCCGGCGCCAGTGCAGCTGCCGTTGCGCAGAACGAGGCGGTTCGTGTTTCCATTCGTGGCACCAAGGGTCTCGAATACTGTGCTTTTATCGATACTCGTGATCCGCATGGCAAGTGCTTGCGGGACGCGGTGCTCGACGGCGGCGGGGGCAGCGCAGCTGGTGACAGCAGTGGGAGCTCTGGCGCAGCTGGAGGCAAGTAGAATTCCAAGTTATTGCCCTTGGGGTCTAGGCTCCAAGGGCAACGGCGTGCGTGCTAACGTAAACGGGAGGATACAATCATGATGCTGGACGCGAACACGACTGCCATGATGATCAGGCACACGATCGATAGATTGAAGACCAATCATCGCAAGTATGAGACCGAGCCTGAGAGCTCGATCCTGGAAGCCTTCGAACAACTGGCGGTCTCGTTCGAGAGCATCACGGAGCGCGCGAGGTCAGAGGCACTTGCGAAGCTGAAGGCGCAGGGTTACTAGGCCTTCAGGAGCGATCATGCCACATTCACCGATGGATCAGCAGCGGGTTAACTTGCGCGCCAACAAGCAGTCCGAGGATGACTTCATGGAGCAGTGCATCTCCAATATGGAAGATCAGGGTGTTGACGACCCCGAACAGGTTTGCCAGGATATATGGGATGAGCAGGGCGACGACGAAGAATCCTTGAAGGAGGTTGCCACGATGGAGATTGTTCACAAGATTCATGACTCGGATGCCGAGGGCATGGAGTTTATTCTCAGTGATGCGACTGTCGATCGTTATGGTGATACGATCGATGCTAGTGGTTGGGTGCTGGAAAATTTCAACAAGAATCCGATTGCACTGTTCAATCATCAATCCAGTTTCCCGATCGGTAGTTGGTCTAACCTGCGGGTTCAGGATAACAAGTTGCGTGGACATTTGATGATGGCTCCTGCCGGCACGTCACCGCGTCACGATGAGTTGCGGGCGTTGATCAACGCTAAAATCCTGAGAGCGGTCTCGGTCGGGTTCATACCGCTCGATAGTACGTCCAGAAAAGATGACCATGGTTATTACATTGGTGAGAACTATGTCAAGCAGGAGCTGATCGAGACATCACTGGTCTCGGTGCCTGCCAACCCGAATGCCTTGGCGGTGGCCAAGAGCCTGAAGATTTCCGACGACACGATGAACGCGGTCTTTGCCAAGCACGGCGATGAGACCATGATCGATCGTGACGCGGATGATGGCACTGTTTTATGGCGAGGAGTGCGTGTTCCGGTCAAGCGCTATGTTACGGGCGTTTGGCGGGGCCAGAAATTTTATCGCACCTGAATGGTGTCTTAGCGGCGAGTACGCCAAATACCTCATGCTGGGAAGGACCCAGTCATGTCTACACTTGCCCAGCGCATTCAGAATGCGCAGCAGAGGATTGTTGCTCTTGAAGATCGACTCACTACTCATCTTGAGTCCAATGAAACGATGGACGACGCGGCCACCGCGACGACCGATCAACTGACTTCTCAACTTGACGCTGAGAAGAAATCGCTTGAGTCAATGAAGCGGGCTGAAGCTCACTTGGCCCGGGCATCGACCGGCACCTCGCTGACCGTCATTGATCAGCGTGGCGAACAGCAGCCCGAGCAGCATTATCAGGTCGGACAAGTCACCCGTGGCAATCCTGGCATTCAGGACACCACGTTGTCTTCGCGCGGTCGGCTGTTTGCGGTGCCTGAAAAGAAAATCCGGCCGTCTGACTATATCTTCAAGGCGGTCACGGCGGCGATCAAGCACTACGCCGACCCGCGTGTTCCAATGCTTGGAGTGTTGCGGGATATCTATGGTGAGGGTGAGCAGGGCGAGATGGTTCGCCGTGTTGCTTCACTCATGATCACGAAGGCGGCATCGATCCCGGCAGATACCACGACCTCGGGCTGGGCTTCGAACCTGGTCCAGACCGTGATTGGTGATTTGATCCAGTCGCTGCTGCCGACCTCGATTTACCCAAGACTCTCGGGTTTGGGTGGTTCGTTTACGTTCGGAATGAATGGTGTGATCAGTCTGCCGGCGCGCAATACCGCGACGCAGCTCAGTGGTGCATTCATTGCGCAAGGAGCCGCGATCCCGGTCAAGCAGGGTGCCTTCACCAGCATCACGTTGACTCCCAAGAAGATGGGTGTCATTACGACCCTGACGCGGGAAATCACCATTCACTCGATCCCCGCGATCGAGGCCATTGTTCGGCAAGCGATCCTGGAAGACACCGGTGTTTCAATTGACACGGTTCTGACGGATTCGACGGCCGCTGATACCACGCGTCCTGCCGGATTGCTGAATGGCATCGGCAAGATCACTGCCAGCACTGTCTCGTCAATCGTTGGTTTCATCGCCGATGTCAAGGCGTTGACACAAGCCCTGATCACCAGCACAAAAGGTAACATTCGTGCTCCGGCGTGGATCATGAATCCTGGTGACGTGCTGGCGGCAGAACTGCTGCAGACCACGGTCGGCGAGACACCATTTCGTGAAGAAGTATCTCGCGGTACCTTGCTTGGCTATCCGATCATTCCCTCGACCACGTTGGCGTACAGAACGATGATTCTGATCGATGCAGCGGATTTCATCACGGCAACGGGGGATACTCCGAACTTCGCGGTCAGTGATCAGGCCGTGCTGCATATGGAGGATACCAGCCCGACTGGTATCACGACAGGCTGTGCGACTCCTGCGTTTGCGTCGCCGGTCAGGTCGTTGTTCCAGACTGACAGCATCGCGATCCGGATGATCATGGACATCAACTGGGCGCTGCGCCGTTCTACCGCCGTGGGTAGCAGCGTGGTTCAGTGGACCAACACGCTGGTCTGGTAGGTTCGACAACTAGTGGCATCCAACTCAGGGGTGCCACTAAAACCATTCAACACCGAAGGAGAACTATTATGGCTGACGCAGAAGACCTGGCGCGTGCAGAACAGATCAAAAACAACGAGGAGAAAATGGCGTATGATGCCAAGCAGCGTCCGACGCCGACTCCCGAAGAGTTGCTATCTGCCCACGCCGGCAATAATATCATGGAGAAGGAGCCTTCTGGCGCCGCTTCTGTAGGTCCGCATGATCCGCCGCATTTGTTTCTTGATACGCACAAGCGGAAGGAAGGCACCAAGCGTGAGCGCGTGGCATCGGCGGAAGGTCATGACGCGTCCTATCAGACACGGACGTCCGGGGCAAAAGAGCGCAAGTGACTTTTGGGTTACCCGCAGGAGATC